CGGGCCTATATGCTGCTTTGGTGTTATCTAGAATACTTCTTAATCTGAATATTAAGGAGAAATATCATCGCACTAACGACGATACTTGTCAAAATCTCCATCAAAGCGAGGGGCGGTCTCTTTCATATAAGTTTCGCACAAATTCTTCCGTGCCTGTTTCTTATTCATGCATGGTTTGGAACTGTACGATTTCAAATCCCAAGGAGTCTGTATGGTACAGACAAAACCAGTCATAGGACTTCCGGGTTGGGTTTCCTCGATTTCAAAATCTGGTGACTGTTTGGACATCTTCTGGTGGAAAGTAGAAAAATCGCTTACGGGATTCGAACCATAACCATTGTACATGAACCAGTTTCCATTAATCATGTGTTACTATTTATTTCTCTTCTTTCTGGATAGGAAGTGATGGGCAGCAGAAAGCAATGCCTACTTACGATAGGTACCGAATCTAATAGTATCTATTCTAGATTTGATATCGGCAGCGTGTTTCATATAGACTTGAAGAGAGATGTAATTGGTACTGATGACTGTCTCAACATGTTCACTACCTGACAAGATTCTTAGACAAACTTTAGGTTTCAATACATTGATTACTAGATCTTGTCCTTCATAGAGTGGGTCTTTCGAAATGTCTACAAAGAGTTGATTACTCAGACCACTTATCTGGTGTAAAAAGTATTTACCGTCTTTACTATCTTTAGTAAGCATATGGACCATATTTATACCGTTTTTGGATAAATTTCCTCGGTTTTCAGCGATGAACTCAACAATCTAGGATTTTATCTTTTCAATACCAGGCGAGAGTTTCTTAAAACAGTCTAGATCGTACTATTCAACTTCGAGATTCTCATTGACCAAACAGGTCAGGGAAGAAATCATTAGACAGAAGCTAGTCATAGTGGTCTCAGGACTATATTTATTTACAGCGTCTCTGAACACTCCTTCAGTGTTCTTCCTCTGGATGTCATTGACAACGTACTCAGATTCGTGTGTAAGGAACTCCTCGTTCATTCGAATGACATATCTACCGAATTCATCAGGCGTGATATTCTATCTCTGAATAACATTGAGGTTAAAGGATTCGTCAAACCAGTGTGAACCTTGTATCCTGACTTACATTATATTTTAGAATAAGGAAGATGGGCCAGGTGCGTTTGCAAGCGTTACTGGTATGACTACACAGGTGAGTTGGGCTAGAATATCGAACATAGTGTCTAAATGCGTAGAATTAGGTGACGAGGCATTTGGATAGTTAACGCCAGAGAAAATATAGTCACTACTGACGAAGTTCCTACCTGAACTGTTACTAGTGGCACCTATAAATCCGACATTA